ACGTGCGCTGGGCAAAGGCCAGTGCGAAAATCACCTGCGCCATCCACGCACACCGCTTAGGCAGTTCAGGATTCTCCTTGAACAGTTTATACATGGTCCCCTCGCATTTCTCCATAACTGTGACCTGAATTGGAGCATCCTTGAAAATGGCGTGCGCAAACGCCTCATCCTCTTCCGGCTCGGAAAACCCGTTGCTTCCACACTCGTCATCTTCCTCATCATTCTCGCTCTCGCTCTCGCTGTCCGAACACGACCGAACATTGAAAATATAGTCCGTCGAACAATCGTCCGTGCTGTCTACATCCCCCGAATCTTCATGGTCATGTTCATGTCCATGTCCATGGTCATGCCCCTGCCCTTCATCGTCCGCATCGTAATTGGTCGGAACAATAGGTGTTATTGGTTCAAGCTCGGTTGCGCCCAGATCAATGGTGTTCTCGGACGGATAATCGGCAAACTGGAGAACGGGAACTTCGGGTTTGCGTAGCCGAAGCTCAAAGAAATGACCAATGTTCTGGGAGAACCACGGACGTTCACACAGATCCTCATAATCGTCGGAAATGTCTAGAACATGCCGCTCGGCGACGCCCGAAAACACACCGTACACTCGAGGAAAATGCTGGCTGGCGGATTCGGACAGAACAATGGACGCAAGCGAGCCAACGTATCCCGCATTGTACGGGGACTGAATGCGCAGAGGTTCGGTTGCGACATCTCCGACATTCGGAAGTCCGGTTCCCGCATACTCTCCGTGCATAACGCGGTAGGCCGAATACAACATCGTCTTTTTCAAGTGGATAGGGGTCTCAATTCCTCCGGCAAACACCGAAGATTCGCCGGTGATTGTCTGGATAGGAACCGCCGTCTTGATTCCGTAATGGTGCGGCAGGCGAACATCCAGCTTGAACAACTTTTCAATGGACGGAAAAAAGGGCTGGAGGCGGCGCAGTCCCCAGTGTTTCTGCGCCTGTTCCTGTAGCCCCTGGATATTCGAATACTTATGGACATCCAATGGGCTATTGGTTGTCCGTAGGTCCGACACAGGTTTAGGCATTTCAACCGATTATGTTTACTTGCTCTCTTTTTGCTCCTTGCTGTACCGCAGCGTACCATCCAGAATTGACCCCTCGGCTGGGAAGATGGAATCGAAATGCGATCCCAAAAATGTATCGAAGATGTATTTGAGTTTATTGGTGAGGTCTCCGAGGAAAATGAAGATGGCGAACATGAAGAAAAGGCCGGCGGTATACGAATCCACGAAATCTTCGAGTCCTTTCCGAACAGGGATGATGGGGGTGGAGACGTTCATGAAATACACTAGCCAGAAAGCGACAATTCCGATCATGGCGACTTCTACGGAGACATCGAATAGCTGGTACGACAGACCTTTCTTTTCCCACTCCGGATGTTCGGGATCGTAGACGTCAAAGAGGTAGTACAGAACATAGGAAAGAAGCGCTCCTGCGAGGGTGTACAGAACCGAAAATATAGCAATGTTTCCTGTGACCCGTGCGGCGTCAGAGGCGGTTAACTGGATGGCGTGAACTGTGTATGCGTGTGTGTTTTTAGCCATTATTTATTCGTGTGAAAATACTAATACGAATACCGATGAACTTTAATATCAAAAAGTTCAATATAGAGGTCATAAAAGAACGATGTGCGATGGACTCGCATAAATCTCCTATGATTGTTCTTATCGGGAAAAAGGATACCGGAAAATCGTTCTTGGTACGCGATATCCTCTTTCACAATCAGGATGCCTTTCCGATAGGAACCGTCATTTCGGGAACAGAGGCTGCGAACCGCTTCTTTCAAGATATGGTCCCTTCCAAACTCATTCACGATAAATACAAACCCGAAATCATTACTAACGTCATTCGCCGTCAATTGGCCCTGAAACAGCAGCGGGGTTTAGGGTCTCTCAGCGCGGATCCTCGTGCGTTCCTCATTCTCGACGACTGTTTGTTCGACGATACGTGGATTCGTCAGGAATCTACCCGCTACGTGTTCATGAACGGCCGTCATGTAGATATGTCCACCCTGATCACGATGCAGTACCCGCTCGGTATTCCCCCCTCCCTGCGCACGAACGTCGACTTTGTCTTCATTCTGCGCGAGAACATTCTCGGAAATCGCAAACGTATCTACGAAAATTACGCAGGTATGTTTCCCTCCTTTGAGATGTTCTGTCAGTTCATGGACCAGTGTACGGAAAACTATGAATGTCTGGTCATATGTAATTCCGCCGTCTCCAACAAGTTAGAAGATCAGGTGTTCTGGTATAAAGCTCAGGACCATCCTCCGTTTCATATGTGCGCCGACTCCCTCTGGGCCGATAATAAACCGTTCATGTCCACCATGTTAGCCGCCAACGAGTACAACTCCGAACTTGTGACTCAACGTCGTGGTCCGTCCGTCTGGGTAAAAAAGCAGGGGTAGCAGTTCAGTTCAATCACGCATCGCTCCCTCTGCCGGGTGAACGGGCTTCTCCAGATCCCGCAGCTGATTCTGCTCCGCACGGCGCTTGGCGTTCTCCTCCTTCTGCGCCTTAATCGACACCTCGCGCTCCTCCGCAAAGAACAGCTCGCGGTTGGCCTCGTTCTCCTTGTACTTGCGCATGATCTCGTTGAGCTGGGAGTTCGCGTACTCCACGTTCTCCATGAGATGCTCAGACGGCTCCCACGGCAGCCAGCAACCCATACGACCGATCATCAGATTGTCCTTCGGGTACTTGCGCTGGAGCACCTTGCACCACAGCTGCGCCTCCTCGTACGACGGGAACGCACGACGGACCTTGACTCCGCGAGTATTGCACTGGAAGTTGTTCGCCTTATCGAACGACTCCTGAACCTCCTTCTCGTGCTTGAGGAGGAAGACCTGGTACTGCTCGGGGACATCAGTCTTCTTCACCTCCTCGCGATGCGTCTTCTCGAAATCGTGGATATCCTTCATGATATCATCGATCTTGAGCGAATACTTCTTGGAAATGTAGTCGGCAAAATGCTCGAGGCCCTTCACCTTCCAGTCGTAGTCCATCCACTGAATGAACTTCTGGAAAAAGTACTCCTGCTTGCGCTCAATCACCTTCTCGGGAGAAAGAAAAGAGACAATCACATAGCGCTGGTTGGGCAGCTCGGGGTCCTCATCGAGGTAGTCCACCACGCCGTCGTCGTCGACCTTAGGTAGTTCAACCTTCTTCGTGCTCATTTATACTTCCTATCAACCCTTGTTAAAACACTTTTTTCCCGCGTATATACAAACAAACAAATGTGGCGCATGGCTCTTTATGCGGCAGTTCTCTTCTACCTCCTAACCCCTGGCGTCCTGGTCCGCCTACCCCCCGGAGGATCGACGATGACGGTGAACCTCACTCACGCCGCGGTGTTCGGCCTGGCTTGGCATTTCACACACAAGACGGTGTGGGGGCTGGTGGGCAAGTAAGCAAGTAAAGTGTCCGGTTTGAATAATGGTGGTGAAAAGCAGCGATCTGCTGGATAAAGGTATTGCGAGTATCAACTGGAAGTATGGAAGCATTTCCACTCTTCCGATTGTGTTTGGGGTCGTCATGGCGACCATTGACGTCGTGATGATGTTCACGGCAAAGTTTGTGAGTCTGGGGTCCGTCTCGTACAGTATGGGTCTGGTGGTTGCGACTCTCGTATACTCCGTCCAGCCCTACCTCTTCATGAAAGCCATGAAGTTCGAGAACATGACGGTCACCAATTTGATTTGGAACTTGACGTCCGACATCCTCGTTACGTTCTCGGGCGTCATGGTGTTCAAGGAATCTATTAAGGGACTGCGTTGGGTAGCCATCGGCATGAGTATGGTGGCCCTCTTCCTCTTTGCCTACACTGATGATTAACGAAATTTTCTCCTTTATCAAGTATAAACCAAGATGGCCGCCACACAAGCCCCCGCCCCGTCCATGGGAATCGATGTTGCCGACCTGCTCAAGCGCCTGGTTAAGTACGCCCTGGAGGGCCTCGCCGTCGCCGTCGCGTGCTACCTGCTCCCGGGCAAGAAGCTCCGCGTCGACGAGATTGGAACCATCGCCCTCACGGCGCTGGCCGTCTTCGCCATCCTCGACATCTACGCCCCGTCTGTCGGCTCGTCCGCGCGCACGGGTGCTGGATTCGGTATTGGCGCTAATCTTGTCGGATTTCCTGCGCGTCTTTAAGTAAGACAACATACCTGTAATGTCTAAATTTACAGGTAATAAATGTATTATTGAATAATAATCAGTAGGTATGACTGCGCGGAAACCCAACATGTCTGATTCAGAGTTTCATACCTGGTTTCAGACACGTTTAAAGTCTACTGAAAATAACTGTATGGAATGGACTGGACAAAAATTACCAAAAGGTTATGGACATGTAAAGATTCACGGAAAAAAGATACAGACACATCGGTATGTTCTGTCTAAAAAGCTTGGAAGAAGCATCGGCGAGGGAATGTGCGCACTACACACATGTGACAATCCACCCTGCTGTAATCCAGACCACATATGGGAAGGAACAAATCAAGAAAACGTAGATGATAAAATCAAGAAAGGTAGGGGGGCTGTTGTAAAAGGCGAAAACCACGGATGTTCAAAATTAACTGAAGATATGGTCATTGAAATTAAACAAGCAGGACGAACAATATCGCAGAGGAAGCTCGCCACAGGGTATGGAGTTTCGTCAACAATTATTTATAAGATTTTGAAAGGAGTAATTTGGAGTCATGTAAGTTTACCAGAAAGTCCTATTACAGCCAACGCGATCTAATATATAAGAATGTTCCGCTTGAACGGTAAGTGGTATACCGTTTCCCCCAAAGCAGGTGAACCTGAGCGCCAGACGCATATGATTATGTGGACACTGGCTTCAGGTACTCCCGTCCACCAAGCCTACCGCGAATGGTATGCTCTTGAACGAAAAATAACCTCTGTTCTCTATCCCAAATGAGTAATGCCGAGTTCATGAAAACCGGGCTTATCGCCGGAGGATTCACACTGGCCGTCTTGGTCCTGTTCGTGGGCGTCTACTGGCTGGTCCGCGGCTTCCCCCCGGCGTCCCGCATGGTACTCCAGGAAAGTCCTACCACGGTTGCCGTCGATCCCGGCAAAGCCCACCTCCTCTTCTTTTTTACAAAGTGGTGCCCCTATTCCCAGGAAGCCCAACCTGAAGTCAAGAGTCTCCAAAAACTCGTGGAAGACTACACGTACGGCGGCAAGGTCGTGGACGTCCAGTTTGTGAACTGCGAATCCGACAAGAAACAGTGTAGCCAGTACAAAGTGGACTCGTATCCTACCTACAAACTCCAGACCACCTCGACGACGTACGAATACCTTGGGCCTCCGAAAGTAGACGTCTTACGCCAGTTCTTGGTGTCGGCACTTGGTCCTGAACTCAGTGTAACCCCGTCGACCAACAGCAAGTAGGTGCTCCACGATATCCGTCGATTTCCAAAAACTGAACATTTTCGCATCATCTTCGATCAGGAGACACGTATTCTGAGGATACCTGTCTCGTGTATCGTGCGTCTCCTTAATATTGCGGGCAAAGGCAATATTGTCCAAATAATAATTTGTCGTGAAGTCTTTGGTATGCGCCGTCAATAGAAACAGGGTTCGTTCCCTTTGCGCACGGGGAACAGCCTTGGAAATATTCAAGCACAGCACTGCTCCGTCGACATACAAATGAGTCCCGATCGTGTGCGGCGTGAAAATATAGGGCAGGGAAAATGAAGCCCGCAGTGCATCCCATAACAGAACCGATGGACCGAATATAACCGTCTTAAGATCTGTGAGATCCGATGCGATAATATGTAGGGGAATCGCGGCATCTCCGACGCGCAGAGTATCAAGATTCATTCCATGTTTTGAAAAGGCGGCGGCCATCGCATCTCTGATTTTCGATCCGTCATCTGCTCCGCGCGTTTGGGTGAATGTAAGCAGAGTTTGGAGACGGGGAGGATGAAGCGCGTCCTGCATATTTCCGAGAACTTCGATCAGAGAACTAAATTCTGAAATCTCAAACTCAAACGCAATCAGAGTTCCAATGAGAGCGCCGATAGAATAACCGTACACTCCGCCCGAAAAGCGGTCGGCAAGTGATTGGTCGGTGGATTCTGTTGCGAGTTCTTGGAGCGCACCGATTTGTAAGGCTCCTCGCATTCCGCCTCCATTCAAGGCTAGGATATCGCTATTCATTGAGTCTTCTTTTCTGCGACTAGGAAAATGCTTCGCGCAAAAGATCTGTGGAAGCAAGAAGATGAACGCAAAACCGCCAAAATGCTGGCGATGCGACCTGTTCTCTCCAACTTATCCTCTCAACTAAAACTCCATGCGATACATAACCCCCAGGCCCCCTATTTCGTGTTTGACGTTCCCTCCTTCGTGTTTGGGTACCCCTTGTACGACCACCGTGAAGCCATCGAGTATGTGAGGGACGCACTTACGGAACAGGGGTTCCAAGTCTGGGTAGCCTCTGGATTATCGTTAGTTATTTCGTGGATCAAACCACAAAATCAGGCTCCTCGAATCCGTGCGCCTCCCAAATCAGGCGCTGATTACCGTCCATTTGTGTACGACGACTCGGCCATGAACTTCCTTCAATCTCGAATGCGGTAACCGTAAGCGGTAAGCGGTAAAAACGGACATTTTTGAGGAGGGGTAAGAGGTAGGCAAGTTTAACATAGATGTGTGACCATCCTGAGAAACAGTTAGTGATTGAGGAAGGTCAGCGCGTATGTACGTCCTGCGGAACCGTCATGGAACAAACGATTGATGAGGGTGCCGAATGGCGGTACTACGGCTCTGAAGATCGGCACGAAGATCCGTCGCGTGTTGGTTTGACGATCAGTTCCCTTCTCCCCGATTCGTCGTATGGATCCATGATGATGAACAAGAAAGTGAACTCGCCCACCTTCAAGAACATCCAGCGATTGTCGGCGTGGTCCTTAGCCTCCCATTCCGAACGGTCATGGTTATCGGCGCTAGAAATACTCAATCAGTATTCGTACCGCAACGGATTCACGAAAGCCATTCTCCAAGAAGCATCTGCGCTGTTTCGGGGTCAGGACGATGCGCTGAAACTAAGGGGAGAGACGCGAAGGGCCTTGATGGGTGCCGTCTTCTTTGTGGCGTGTCGGCGTATGGGGGTGTCGCGGACGCACGAAGAAATTGCCGCCATCGTGAATGTTTCGACCCGTTCTCTATCGAAAGCCATCCAGCATTTCGGGATTCATGCGGAGGAGAACCCGCTGCTGAAAACCCAGTTGTCGTTAGCGGAGCGGATGATGAATGGTTTGTCGGCAAGCGAAGACCAGCGGTCCCAAATCCTGGACGCCATCAACGATATCTTCAAATCCCCCGACGAGGAATTGGAGCATACGCCGAAAGTGATGGTGGCGGGCGTTCTCGCCAAGATTTTGGGAAGCGGGAAAACGAAGACTGAACTCCGGGGGTTTCTGAAAGAGTTCTCGGCGCATTCGGGGGTATCGGTCGTCTCGATCCAGAAGGTTATGAATGCGATGTAAATTTCGGGGAGATACATAACAGTATATCCCATGGCGAAACTCTTGAACGAGGAAAGGTTTTTGCCTTCCCGCCTTCCAGGATTATCACTGTGGCTCGATGCCCAGGCGACAACAACAATTACGGCTACAACTACCGGAATTACATCATGGGCAGATCGGTCGGGGGCTGGGAATACTTTCAATACATCAACGTTTTCTGTTCCCGGATGTGTTCTGTGGCTGGATGCGGCGGATACGACTACGTATACGGGGACTACATCCATCTCAACCGTCAAAAATAAGGGATCCACCGGAGGTTCTTTGAATGCGAGTGGGGGCGTTGTGAGTGCTAATCAGTATACGATGAACGGAAAACCCGTGTTCCGTTTCCCAGCGGGGGTAAGTTTATACGAATCCACTACATTCACTACAATATACCGCACGGTCTTTGCCGTCACGCACTTGACAACTGTGAACAATCCTGGAATTCTAAACAACGTCATATGCGGTTCGTATGTTGGAATACAGTTGTACGGATACGCAAATTCTACCCTTGCACTTGGAACATGTTGTCAAAACGGTGCGGTATCCTATCCTTATCCTTACCCTCCATACCTGTCTGGAAGCGTCATTATAAACTCAAATGCCCTTATTACAGCAGCAAATACCCCTGGTCGTATATTCTTCAATGGATCATCGCAGGTGTTAGATTATTCACCTCCATGGTTCACGTTCACTCCCGGAACTGAGATACAGTATATTGGTGGACAGGAGACTGTGGATATCGCCGAACTCATAATTTTTGACGGACAACTCACGACTGAACAGCAGCAGCAGGTAGAGGGATACCTTTCGTATAAGTGGAATATTCCGCTTTCCTACACGATAACTCCAGCGAACTCAGTGTTTTCTTCCTGTCCGCCACCTGTTATCTCCAACACCTTGATTACCGGTCAACCCTCAATCTTTTTTCCACCGGGCGCACAGATGACTTCAACATTAAATTCGGGTATGGGATCTCTATCTGTTCCGGGGTGCGTTCTGTGGCTGGATGCGGCGGACACGACAACGTATGTTGGACCCACCTCTTCGCTTACCGGATGGAAGGATAAGAGCGGGAGTGGGTTTGTAGCCACACCCATAGATGGTGCTATTACTACAACGACACAGAACGGAAGCAATGTTCTCAATTTTGGAGGTAATCGTATGATCATACCAAATTTTACATGGAATATGTCGTTTACCTCCATCGTTGTCTGGAAAGCAGACAATGCACATCAGATGATTGGTCTGTGTTCTAGCACAGCCGCGAATGCGACATGGTACGATTACATCTTCTCGGGCAACTGGTCCCTCATTTTATTAAATAATGCAACATCTTCGACCGATCCAAATTATGTCCAGGGAACTACGGACCCCAACCCAGGATCACCTGCTTCTATTGTTCCCGCAAATCAGTGGTTTATTTTTTCAATTGGATATACTGCCGGAACAACAACCATCACCAATTATGCCGTCAACGGAACCGCTCGCACCTCAACCGCGGTGACGCCTCAATCTGGAACCAATACTGGCGTCTATTTCATTAACGGACTCGCAAACTATCCATACGCTTCCAGTCAAATCGCTGAAATCATGCACTTTAATCGTTCTATAAATTATCAAGAACGCCAGACCGTTGAAGGATACCTCGCCACGAAATGGGGACTGCGGGCTAGTCTTCCGTCGTTACATCCGTACTCTGCGGTTCCGTATAGCGGTACGTTCACACTCAACCCTTCTAACCCCATCTCCAAATCCCTCTTTATCGCCTACCAAACTCCAGCCCTTACGTCCACCATGCGATTCGCGACCGGCAACGATGTGTCCGGAGGAGCGTTCGGGGTCTCGCAAACACAGTATTCCATTTCGGCTCCGTACCAGTACGCTTACGGCGATACTCGGTGGCCAACCGATCTAACGATCTATACGCTTCCCACCGTTCTTTCGGCCATTTACGATGCGACGGCCGGGATTATACGCGGAGACCATAATTTCAATGCGGGCGCAGACGTCCGTGAATCGGCGATGATCAATTCGATTGTGAATACTCCCTACTCTCTCGGTGCTTCTTCAATACCTTCCTCCATCGTCTTATCGGCAAGTTTTCATGTCTGCGAGATCATCGCATACAACCGAGCCCTCGCCACTACCGACCGCCAAATGATCGAAGGATACCTTGCGGTAAAATGGGGACTTACAGGG